AGTTTCTGGATTAATCCGAAAACACTTAGTGTCTGCCCAGAATGCGCTGTAAATCCAACCATCAGGAGCCAAGAACCCATGAAAGTTTTTATTTTTGTTAGCTACTGCAAGATAGTCCACTGGTAAATCAACCTCCTCATATGTGTCATCAGCGCAATTAATAATTAAAATCTTCTTACCTTGCCTTGGTAAACAAAACACTTTATTAACAGACTCTACATAAGTCGCACCAACGTATTTATGAGTCCAACCTGAAACCCCAGAAGTAACTGGAGGTCCATCCAAGTAAGAAAAAATACCAAACTTATCAATCTTAGCTACACTAGTACCTAATGTTTGAGGCATGTAAATCTCCCCTTTCTTATCTACTGCTGCTCCCCAGATATGATTACAAAATGTGTAACGATTAGGTTTTTGCGGGGTTGTAGATGCTACTTCCCCAGTATTTGTGTTATAAGAAAAAATCTTTAAGGTTTTTGTGTAAGATGGCATGTAAATAATTCCATCATTACCCTCTGCTCCAGATCTAACTTGAGGACAAGAAGTAAATTTCTTTTCTAAAGTTATAGAACCTGTCTTCCTACTCAATTTTCCAATGGAAGTCTGGTAAGCTGGTAAGAAATATGTATAACCATCAGAAGCTTTAACATTCCCGATAAACCCTTTATAACCCACACTATTTCTTTTTATGGAATCTGTAGATGTATCAGTCTCGATATGCATATCAGATTTATAACCTAAAGAATGTATAACTCCACTATCGTCTAAGCCCAGAGTGCGTGTCTTAGTTAGATTCCCTACTATCTCGCCTTCTAGATATTTAAATCTAGGCCAAAAGACCTGATCACCAGTATATTCAGCAATATGACCGAATTTAAAAGGAGTTGATGCCTCACTAGAATTAACAGAGGAAGATCCAACGCCAACGCTAGACGATCCGATGCCCGTACTAGACGATCCGATACCAACGCTAGACGATCCAACGCCAACGCTAGACGATCCGATGCCCGTACTAGACGATCCGATACCAACGCTAGACGATCCAACGCCAACGCTAGACGATCCAATGCCAACGCTAGATACCTCACCCTTCAAATCCTCCAAGTCCTTTAACGAAGCCTGAAGATTCTTGATTAATTTACTGATTATACTGTGGAACATAATATTATCGACCTTGCCCCCTGTATTTCTTCTTATAATTCTTACTAGATTTATTGGAAGAGTTTTTATTCTTAGAATGGACCCCTTTATTCTTAACCTTTTTCTTGGTAGGAGCCATTAATCCTGATGTTTTTTTAGCCATAATTATATTTCTACGTATTTTGGAGCAATCTCAGCTATCTCCTCACAAAGACTTTTTATCTCTCTGGAAGACATTTCTCTAGCAAGCCTTTTTAACTTCACGACTTCCCAGTAAAATTTTTGATATTCCTCGCTCTGATCTAAATAGTTTTGAGTTTTTAGATCATAGATGAAAGCGTCATAAACTTCATACCGTGTAGAGTCTATACATTTTTCTATAGGCTCAAACAAAGAATTACCAACTACGTATGAGAATATATAGTTAGGATCGACTTCTATGTTTACTTTAGACATCAAACTATATTCCACTAACGAGATTTTATTTCTACTAAAAAATTCTAATTCTACTCCTTATTTTTGAGACATGCCTACGTTTTTCTAAAACGGAGCCTCCTTCCCTGCTACCAGCTCCGTTAGTATTACCTTCAATCGTGGTGACATAGCCACTAGAGTCGATGTCTTTAACGGCCAATCCAATATGAGAAAATGTAAATACTACAATATCTCCAGCTTTAATGTCCTCATTTGTAGGCTTCCGCAAATCAACCCCTTTTGAGCCTTGCTTTCTAGCCCAGTTTTCAAAATCCCAAGCTCCTGCTGTTTGAGGTCTTTTAAACGAAACATCTTCTCCTTCGATAGCCTCTCTAACCAGCCAGCAGATGAAGGCCGCACACCAAGGCCAACCCTTATCAGGGTCCAACCAAGTAGCAGCTTTATATACGTCAACCCTTGGGCCACAGTTACTACCGTCAATTTCTGATACCCCAATTTCTCCACGGGCTAAATTAACCATTTTTTCTGAAATACTACTCCCAGAAACCTCTGTTTCGTCTGTAGATAACTTGGCTAGTATAGCATTCCAAGTGACTGGGCCATCAGATCCATCAGCAGAAACACCTAATAGTTTTTGAACAGTTTTAACAACTTCTTTTTTTGATTTAAAGTCCATTTTAATTATTTTTTAATTATGTTTTCAGGGTTTTTCGCATATTTTTTAGCTAATGTAATCAAACCATTTATGATTTCAGGGCTAATTACACCAACAACACCATATGAAACAGCTTTAACTAAATCACTTATGGGGGCATCATGCAGGATAAACCATAAAATCATAGAGAGTATCGCTGCAGAACTAACATTTTTTGCGAATTCCTTCCAACAGTATTCTACTTTAGAGTTAAGCATTCGAGCTATCATCCCTGCAGCCCCAATTATTGGAATAACCCATCCGCCATTAATAAATTCTCTCATTAGATTTTTTAGGTCCATGTAAATTAACTTACACAAAACGCTATCAAATATGTGTATATATTATTAATATGGACGAACACAGTAAAGATATTTCAGAAGCGGAAGCTTTTGCTAAAAAATACTGTAATCCAGAAGATAGCGACATCATCTCTGATTTAGACCTCCACGCAAGAAAAACAGCATGGGCGTTACTTCAAAGGATAAAACATCTAGAAAAAAAGTCTTGTGTTTGTGAAGAATGTGGCTCCGAAGTAGAAGAAGTAACTGTAACTGAAGAAGTTGCAGAAGAGGAAGAGGGAGAAGTCGCGGAAAGTAACAATCAAGAAGTAAAGGCTGAAGCTCCTGAGACTTCTACTATGGATAAGCTAACAGAAATAGCTGAAAAAAATAAAAATATTTTAGATAAAGCTGCTAAAGGTACGGCTGCTGCAGCGGCTGCTGGAGCCACAACCCAAACTGCCAGTGCTGCCACTGGTTTAACCGCTTTTGTACAAGAGACAGTTCAAAAAGTAGGCGCAATTGGAATGGCTGGCACGATGTCAATAGGTAGTGGGGCTTACTTCCAAGCTAAAACGACAAAAGAAAAGGGTACTGAAATCGCCGTTGTAGCAGAACAAGAGCATAAAGTATTTTCTAATTTAAATAATTTTACTGAGACAACAATAGGCTTCCAACCTTTTGGCGGCGTTACCGAAGCTATCGTAGAATACGCCGAAAAAGGTTACGGAGATGTTATAGGTACGTCTGAAGAAGGTTACGAAGGAGGAGAAGAAGGAGAAGGTGAAGGATCGAGTAGTGAAGAGGAAGAGGGTGAAGCGTTAAACGAAGAAACCTCTAACGAGGGAGAAGAAAATGAAGGCGAGCCTACAGAAGAAAATAATGAAGAAGGCGAAGAGAAGGCTGTTAAAGAAGAAGAATCTACAGAAACAGAAGAAGAAAACGAAGGGGAAGAGACTGAAGAATCAGAAGAGGAATCTGTAGAGAAAGAAGAATCTAAAGAAGAGGAGGAGTCTGAAGAGGAGGAACCTGAAGAAGAAGAAGAAGAAGAAGAAGAAGAGGAGTCCGAAGAGGGCAAAAAGAAAAAAACAGATCTTGAGGACTCAGAAGAAACAATAGAACTAGAAGAAGATGATCAGGTTACGCAAGTCCCTGATGTTATAACAAGATAATACTATGGGGGATTTATTCGATAAGATACTCGCACCTTATATGGGGTCCATGCCTGAGTTCATTATTTCTATATTGGGTCTTTTAGGGACTCTCTCTTACATTGTCCCTGAAGACAGTAAGTTGGGCAGGTTACTGGGGAAGTTAACAGGCAGCTTAACTAAGCTTAAGAATTTTATACTCAAAAAGAGAAAATGAAACACACGCTCATAACTTTACTATCAATCATCTCTGTAGCAAAATCTGCTGTAATAACCTCTGTAGAGGGTAATATACTTATAATAGACCCAACAGGGAACCCCAATATCAATCCTATAGTTAATCCTCAAAGACCCACCCAGATTAGTGATGAGGAAGTTGTAGATATAGCCGAGAGTAAGGATAAGAAATTAGATATGGTTATTACTTGGGACGCAGATGAAGCAGAGATTTATGATTTTTATGATGCCCCAAACTGGGATTTTTCTCAATCAGATTCTCTGGAATTAAACAGAGAATCGCCTATTACTAATATATTAACTATAACAGATGCCTTAATACTTGAAGACAGCCCCTCTTATTCAAACATTGAAATTAATGATGGGTTTTCAGTGACATTAGTATCTACGGATTTCACCTTCCAAAACAACAATGGCTTTACAGGAGTTGAAGATGATGAAAATGTGTATTCAGTTTTAAATATAACTGAAGGTTCAAGTATGGACGCTATGTTTTCTGCAATTGGTCTAGAAATAAATGTAGATTCAACTAGCAGCTTAACGCTACGAGGGGCTGGGGACTCAGTCAATAGTCAAATCGAAAGATCTATCGTTAATTTGTCTCCAAACGCGCAGCTCACTCTAAATTCATTAGAGGAGTTTTCAGAACAAGGTAATGATATTTATTTAAATGGTGTATCATTCGCCCAAAATCCTTCTATTTTAAAATTTAATGGTAATACAGGCACTGCAATCCCAGAAGCACATTTGATTCTCTTGAGCGCCGTATCCACAATATTACTTTTAAGTCAAAGAAGAAGATTGTAACATCTAATTAAAACTATTTTCCACTGGGGAAATAAAGCTGCCTCTCAAGTTTTCGAAACCTAGCATCAGAATGCCATACTTCATTTTTTTGTGGAGTATAAACACCTTCTTCAGTCTGAATCGGCTGGTTCTTCTGCAGTTTTAGAGTAGAAGGCTGATAAATGTTCAAATCTTGAACGCTCTGAGATAAGTCTTTCGCGCAAGAGGTCAGCCCGATCAGAGTCATTACTACCGCCACGCTGCCTAAGATCTTCGATTTCTTGAATGATTTCATATTCTAATTTCTTGTGTTTATTGTGCAAATCATAGTAAAATTGTTTATTTTTAAGAGCTAAAAACAATTCTAAAGATTTTAAAATAGATTTTATTAACGTCAACATTAAGCCTCGACCCCATGAGTATAGATTTTTTTCTCTGTTCTCTGTAAATCATCAGATACTTGAGTAACATACCCATCGACTGCTCTTGCACAATCAATAGCCCATTCGCGAGAACCTTTAAGTTCAGCACTGTAAGCGTGATGGTATTCACCTTTTCGAGTATAGACTTTGTAAAGAATTGTTTTTGTTTTCATTTGTTAGGAATAAATTCTAAAGAAATATTACCGACATTCTGTTTATTGTCTGACAGATGTCCAT